ATTGGTGTTAGCCGCCGCAATTTCGTATTGAGTAACTCCAGTAGAGTTAGTTGCCGAACCATTCAGCCCAACAGGACGCAAACCAAAGGCAGTTTCTGCGTTTGCCATTTGTCACATTCCTTCTTCAAAGGGCGGTCACCCTTTACGAGTACCGCCGAAAGTTACACGCGATTGACGGTCAGGTTTGCTGATCGTCATGGTTGAGTGTGAATTTTCACGCATCATATCCATGTCCACTGCATCCATCTGGTCTTGCGACTGGTTACGATAATAATCGTTCCGCTCTTCTGCAGTTTCGACAGGGATTCGTGCTAACAAGAGTCCACCGACTCCAAACACACCCTCATATTTTCCCGAATCAATAGTCGGGGCTTCAAAGTCTGGGTATTCATCACGACGAACCAATTCATATCCTTCACGCATACGCGCTGAGATATTCTTTGTGTCGTCAAACCCGCGAGCTTCCGCCCGTATCCACCGATGTAAAAACCCTTCCGGGGCAGGTGGTGCATCCAACATGGATGGTGGGGCCCAAGGGCGTCGAGACGCCGTTTTCTCCCTAGTTTTATTAGCGCGAGGTGTGCGGTCAAGACCGCCAGTCTTTAAATCGTCGGTCATGACTTACTCCTTAACGTATTTTGCGTATTCTTCCAGCGGCACTCCGAGTTTTTTGGCTATAGCAACCTGGCTCCTGGAGAGACGAACCTTACAGTCATTGCTTCATCTTGACCGAACCAATCGTTCTTTTCCGCCCAATCTTCTGCTTTAGGGTCTGGTTTACGAGACTGTTGTTGGGGAGCGGCCTGTTGAGCATATTGTGCTTGCTGTGCATACGCCTGCTCTTGTTGCATTTGCGCCTGTCGTTGTGACAGCGCCCCACGATATTTATCGGCGGCCATCGCAATGTTAGTCAGCTTCCGCTGCGCTTCGATTACAGCATCAGAGTCACCTAACTCAACGGCACGCTTTAACTGCGCTTCCGCCTGCTGCTGTTCTTGGGTAATTCGAGCACCGTACTCACTTAAATACCCTTCATCCAAAGATTTAACACGGCCTTTAAGTTGGTGTACTTCGCTTTGTACGTTTTGCGCATATTCTAAAGCAGCTTGCTCTCGGCGCTCTGCTTCACGCATTTTCTTGGTCAACTTGTCGATTCGCTTCTGCACAGAAGACGCATACTCTTCGTGATCTGAGCCTGTGTCTTCTTGCTCTACCGGAGATGCGTTTTCGACGGGGCGCTCAACCTCAACTTCGGTCTCTTCTGACCCAATGTCAATGTCGTACTCGCCAGTATCGGCTTCATATGCCTTCTTTTCTTCTTCGCTCATTTTCTACCTCACAAACTAATGATGTCTTCTGGATCAGAAATCCGCGCAAGGATTTCATCGTCGTTTAGAAGTCTTACTTCGCCTCCATCAATGCGGAAACGAGAACCCGCATAACGTGCAAAGATGACCCAATCACCCTGCTCACACCAAGGACCGTCCGGAAACTTCGCTTCATCCTTGTAAGCAAGATCGCCAACTTTAAGAACGTAACCCACAACGGTTTGTAGCTGACCGTCATCCAAGAGTTTGCCCGGAAGTACGATACCGCCATCTGTTACGCCTTTGCCGCGATAGGGGAGGATCAAAAGACGCCAGCCCGCAGGGCTTGGCATACGATCCAAGAGAGGTTTATCAATGAGTTCGGGTTTTAAAACCCGCTCTTCTTTAGGTGCGTACATGGATTTCACCGCCTCTGAAATTTCTTCCAAAGAGGACGAAACGCCTTCTTCTTTGACATCATCGATGTCTTTTAGCTTATCAGTCATCCGATAGCTCCTGTTTTTCTAGCAGGCCCGAGAGTTCCTGTTTTACAAAGTTGACGTTTCCGATCGGTAATCGTCTTGAAGACAAACTGCGCGATATCGACTTCCGTCATTCGCGTATTTTCCTATGTTGTCCCAGACAGTCTCATTATGTCTGATCTTATAGGAAACCTTAACCCTTTTTCTTCATTGACATGATTTTATCTGCCGACTTTAAGCCAAAACTTGCCGAAACAGCGATAAATAAAAGGTATTGATACCATTCTGGTAACTGGTTTAACGCAGCAAAGCCTTCGTTTACGCGCTCAATAATCGAAGAATCGTCCATGGCAACGCTGTACGCCACGGCAATCAAAGGCAGGCTGAGAATGATGGAGAAAAATTCATCTTTCCACGAGTTTTTCGTTGCATCCGCCATCTTGGCTTCCCAGTCGGCATCGTTCTGGATAGCGTTGATTTTACGTTGCTGGATAGCTTTCTTCTCGTCGGCCTTGCCTTTAATAAACTCTTTGCCCAGCTCCATCGCCGGACCAAGTAACATGTTAAGCATGGCTATTCCCCCTTCTTCTTAGTGGACAACGCCGACGCACCAAAAAAAGCGCTTACGAGCACCGCAATCGAAGCAAAGTAGGTCGGAGCAATGTCCGCAATCAAATTCGCCGCAGTGTCCATGCCAAAAGCATTGGCCAAGAAAATCCCAAACGGATACAACAAAAGACCAAACAAAGCGAACCACGCCATCTTGCGGATTGAATCACGCTGGGCGTCTTCGTCCTCCATCTTGCGGCGCATGTCTTCCAACATGATTCTGCGCTCTTGCTCATCGATCACGCCGTCGCCGTTTAAGTCATACTTTTGGATTTCTTCCGTCATACCCATATCTCCACGGTGTAGTTCTGGTTCGTAACCACTTGGCCACGATTGTCGTAAGTAACTGATTCGATTGTCAATTCTTTCGACGGCTTGATCGAGCCGTCTTTTTCCACTTCCCGGGCCGAAATCTGCGTCTCTGTGACGGGATAAGTCACGTTTGAAAGCATGTAGATCGGACTGAATGCGGAGACGAAGGCGCTCATTCACTAGCTGCCTTTAAGACTAATAAGCCACAGTAATAAGGCCACGGCCCCGCCCACAATACCGAGCACAGCAATGCCAACAGCAACATACAAAAATCCATTCTGTATGGCTTTTTTTCGAGCCAGTCTCTTAGCTTCTTCACGTTCTTTTGCTTTCCGTCTCATTTCTTTACGGTTAGCTATGAATTTGCAGTAGTCGTCCCAAAGACCGGGGCGTCCCGCGTAGATAAACATGTTTTTGATTTCGGTTTCTTGTCGCTTGATGTCCTCTAGGGTCCAAAAAGCGTCCATATCACCGTCTTTCGCGTTCTTTTCAAGCTCGTCTTTGGCGTCCGCCAGCTTTGTCAGATCTTTACCCATTTCTCCGACAGACTGACAATGCCCCGCAAACTCTTTGATAGCGCCGATTGCTTCGTTCGCTATCTTGATTGCGGCAATGGCCTCGAAAATCATGGCCTTCCCCCCTTAGAAGACTCCTCGGAACCTTTGCGGTCGAGCTATTTTGCTAAATTTCTTAACAAAACCGCCTTTCGCATAGCTCCTTGACTCACTTAAAGCAATCGCAGTCGCTTGTTTTTGAGGAAACCCCTCTTTCCTCAATTTAGCGATGTTCTTGCTGATGGTTTTTTGGGATTTACCCTTCTGCAAAGGCATAATTAGCCCTTGTAACCACAGCCTTTGTAGTTTCCACCACGTTTAGCCGCTCCCATACCACGGGCCACTCCCCCCGGAGCGTCCATCGGTGCAGGTGCTGTCTTTCCGTATGGAATCGAGCCCTGACCATCAATCACGGCTTTCTTGTCAATCTTAGGAGACTTTTTCATCGTTTCATGGCCTCTAGTTGCATGTTAGATACCCGACCTTTAACCGGACCGATTTTTTCTTCCATTTCCTTCTGGAAATTGGACTTGCGCTTTTTTGGAGGACCGTCAGAGCTTAAAACAGAAGATTCATACTGTTCTTTAGTCATCGCCTCACTTTTAAAATTGGTTTCTCTAGCCACTTCTCGGATCTGAAGCTCTTTCTCTTTTAGCGCCACAACTGTGTCAGGCTGCCCGCCGCCTGTAATTTGCTGGCTCAAAGACTTCAGCGCCTGCATACCCTCTGCAATAAGCTCGGCAACACGTCCCTCCATTTCCAGCATCTGGTCTTCTGGTAACGGCTGACCTTGGCTGATTTGCAGGTACTCTACCGTGGCCTGCTCTTTCGCTTGCAACTGAACGTGTTCTAAAACGTGCTTTTGCAAGTCCATAGCGACCTTTGGCATGGCCTGAACCATTGGAGTCGAGCCTTGGATCATGTGCGCAATAATATGTGCTTGGTGATCCTGGCCCTCGAATGCACGCAATGGCAAACCATCCAGAACCTCCAGGTTTTCTTGCGCAGGGTCTTTTGGCTTCGGCTCTTCGTTCGGCTTCTGCTTCAAGATCTTATCGACCTCTTCTACGCCCAACGCGTCGTACATCCGCTTGAACACTTCTTCCATGTTGTGCAATTCAGGAGCTTGTGCCGCCATCTGGAGCTGCGCTTGCGCCAAGGCAATGCGCTGAGACTGACTGAAGATATTCGGATTGCTAACAGGGATTACATCCACGCGATCGTCAAAGTCTTTCGCCATGATAGTGGCGTCGGTATTGGCAATGGCGTAGGGATATTCCTGCGGCAAATACTCGCTCATGACCCGAGACAACAACTTGAACTCGGTCTTCATCGCGTAGTGCATACGCTTGTGGATCGCTGACATGATGCGCGAGCCTTGCTCGATCATCGCCAACGTCGTGCCCACAGCGGCGTTTTGGTTGCCGTCCCCTACCTTCATATCGGTAATCGTTGCAAACCGCTGTCCGGCCTGTACGACGAACCCTAGAAGCTGGTAAAGGGTCTGATCCGGGCCTTTAAACGGCAAAGGCATCAAAGAATCACGGATCGCCCCACCCGGTGCATCTACGTCACGGAACTCGCCCGGAGCCAAAGGCTCGTCATCGTCCCTGATACGCAAACCACGGGCTTTAAAGCCTGCGGGAAGGTTAGACAGAGTACCCGCGTCGATAAGCTGTCTGAGGGCTGCTGTAGCAGTCCTAGATAGGCCGCCGATGGTGTGGATCAAGCCCAAACCATAGAAACCGAACCCGGGAAGGAACTTGTAGTGGACAAAGTAAGCAATTTTCTTCTTGAGTGGATCATCTTCGCGGTAATTGCGACGAATTGCCAAAATCTGCCCGGAGTCTTGGGCGATAGTGACCACATACGGCACTTTAATACCAACAGGCTCTCCCTCTTCGTCCATTTCCTCATAACCCGGTAGGTCGAGGTCCACATGGCACTCCAACAAAGTAACGTCGTAGTCGATTGACGAAGATGAAATACCGTCAATCAGCGCCATTTCGTCTTCTACGCTGTTTGAGTCATCGTCTGAACTTGGCAGGACCGGAATATCTCTATAAAAACCAGATACTTGCAGCTTTCTTAGGTCGTTATACGGCATCCGTAAGACCTGCGTGATGTTTGGACAAGTCTCCAAATCACCCGCTTCGTAAGGCACGATCAAGTTTTCAGCAGGCACAAACTTGCTGACGGCACGCCCCAGATTCTCGTCGTAGTAGACTTTCTTGAACGTCGAGCCCGCCAACGGTAAATAAAACAGCATTTGGTCAAATTCTGGCGTGTACTCCTCCATCACACAGGTGATGTAGTAGTTCATGAAATCCTTGACCCGCTTGGCTTGTTGCTCTTTATCA